CAGTCAAGGTGCAGGCATGACTAGGAAAGGTGTCCGTGCATACCGAAAAAAAAATCCTGGTTCTAAGCTAAAAACAGCTGTGACAGGAAAGGTAAGAAAAGGAAGCAAGGCAGCAAAAAGGCGTAAGTCTTATTGCGCAAGGTCATTGGGACAGTTAAAGAAAAGCTCTGCTAAAACTAGAAACAATCCTAATTCAAGAATTAGGCAAGCAAGAAGAAGGTGGAAGTGTTAAATGTTTGTTAAAAAAAATGCAAAGAAAAAAATTAAAAAGGTTTCTAAAGCTCTAAAGAAAGCTAGTGGGTTACACGCTAAACAAGCTAAAACACTAGCAGCAATAAAATTAAAAAGTGGTGGCAGCGTACCATCAAATGTTGCAAATCCAAGCTTGTATCAAAAAGTAAAAGCAGCGGCAAAAGCAAAATTTGATGTTTTTCCAAGCGCTTACGCATCTGCTTGGCTTGTTAAAACTTACAAAAAAAGAGGTGGCAAGTACAAAGGACCCAAAAAAGCAGCTGTAGGCGGAATCATAAAAAAAAGTAACGGCGGTTTTATAGCCAAAGGCTGTGGAGCTGTTATGGAGCCTAGAAGAAAAGTTACTAAAATGCGTGGCAGGTAATGGGTTTAGGCAAGTGGTTTGGTAAAGGACCTCAAGGTGACTGGGTAGATATAGGCGCACCTAAAAAAGACGGCAAGTTTCAAAAATGTGGCAGGTCAAAAGCTAAAGGTTCTAAAAGAAAATATCCTAAATGTGTGCCAAGAGCCAAAGCTAATCGCATGACTGCATCACAAATCAAATCAGCAGTAAGAAGAAAAAGAGCTAAAAAACAAGGAGTTGGTGGCAAACCAACTAATGTAAAGACATTTGTAAAATGACCAACTTAGCATCAATTAAAAAAGAAGTAAGAGATTGGTCAAAAGAAGTATTAGAAACAGAACAGCCAGTATGTCCGTATGCAAAAAAAACATGGCAAGACAAAAAAGTAGATGTTGTTGTATCTGACTGTGATTATTGGTCAGATTTGATAACAATAAGCCAAGACTTTCCAACAGACAAGCATGTGGTCATATACTGTGACTTAAACATGGATATGGATGTTTTCCATTTTGACAGCAGAATCTCAATGTTAAATGCTTTTTTAAATCCTAACAATCTATATGTAATGGGGTTTCATCAAGACCATGAAGAAAAAGATGTGGTTGCACAAGAACACTTTGAACCACACTTTGAAGAAAGCTACAATATGTTGTTTATGCAAAGATTAGATGAATTAAATAAAGCATCTGAAAGATTAGAAAAAATAGGTTATTATAATAATTGGAATCAAGAAGATTTCCAAAACATTCTTAAAAGAAGGAGTAAATGATGGCAAAATCATTAAAAGGTTTAAAAAAATTAGTAGGCAGTTTGTCAAAATCTGACAAGTCTGAATTAGTAAAATCCATGAAAGACAGCAGTGTTGTTAAAATGGCAGGCGGTGGCGCTATGCCTAAGTCTGGTGTTGTTAAAATGGGCATGGGTGGCGGTGCTAAAGCAGGCGTTGTAAAGATGAAAGGCGGCGGCAAATCAGGCGTTAAAAAGAAAGCAGGCGTTAAGAAAATGATGGGCGGCGGTAAAGCAGGCGTTAAGAAACTAGGTAGAGGCGGAAAAGCTAAGAAGTAAATTATGGCATTATCAGGTTCAAAAAACTTTGAATTAGATGTCGCTGACTATATCGAAGAGGCATTTGAGCGATGTGGCTTAGAGCTAAGAACTGCCTATGACCTTAAGACAGCAAGAAGAAGTCTTAACCTGTTGTTAGCAGAATGGGCAAACCGTGGTCTTAATCAGTGGACCATACAAGAAAAGACAATATCTATGGTAAAAGACACCACAAGCTACAATGTTGACTCAACAAATAGCACAGCAGCGATTGATGTATTAGATGGGTTTTTAAGGCAAACAATAAATTCAGAAAACTCAGATATACAAATGACCAGGTTATCAAGAAGTGAATACTCATCAGTCCCAAATAAATCAACGACGGGTACACCATTACAGTTTTTTGTGGACAAACAAATATCACCAACTGTCAGCGTTTATCCTGCTCCAGATGCATCAAGCACATATACTGTGCATTTGAATGTATTAACAAGAATGGATGATGTAGATGCAGCCACTGACACATTGCAACTTCCATTTAGATTTTATCCATGTCTTGCAGCAGGTCTAGCTTATTATTTGTCTATAAAGAAAAGTCCTGAAAGAACTGGATTACTTAAACAAATATACGAAGAGGAGTTTCAAAGAGCGCTTGAGGCAGACGAAGATAGAGCTTCATTAAGCATAACTCCTGATATTGCAAGCTACAACATTGCATAATGGCTTTTGCATCTAATAAAAACGCCTACGCAATTTGTGACAGATGTGGATTTAGATATTATCTAAAACAATTGCGCAAAGAATGGAATGGTTTAAAAACCTGTCCAGAATGTTACGAGGCAAAACACCCACAACTAGAACCAAGAACAAATAAAGTAGACCCACAAGCTGTGCGTGAGCCAAGGCCAGATGTGAGCGAATCTCCAACAATATTCACGGTATATACTAATTACGACCTAGGTATTATAGGTAAAAAATTAACAACACCCGATAGCATGACAACTGCATTAGGTACAGTTACAATAACTACATCATGAGTTTTACATTAGCAACACTAAAAACTGCAGTACAAGATTATTTAGAAACAGATGAAACTACTTTTGTTAATAATCTAAACAATATTATTCTGCAAGCAGAAGAAAGAATTTTAAAATCAGTGCAGATACCAGACCAAAGAAAAAATGTTTCAGGTAATGTAACGACTGATAATAGGTTTTTAGGTACACCAACAGATTTTTTAGCACCATTTTCTTTGGCTGTCATAAGCTCAAACACATACGATTATTTAGATTTAAAACACAATTCTTTTATCAAAGAGTATGTATCTAGCTCTGCTACAAGAGGTAAGCCAAGATATTACGCAATATTTGACCAAGGTTCTTTTGAGGTAGCGCCAGTACCAGACGCAAACTATACAATGGAATTACACTATTTAGCTAAACCAGTTTCTTTAACAACGGGTACAGATTCAGGTACTACTTACTTATCAACAGATGCACCAGATACATTGTTGTATGGTTGTTTATTAGAAGGCGCTGTATTTTTAAAATTACCTGCAGATGACATAGGAATGTATGAAGCAAGGTTTAAAGAAAGTTTACTAAGACTTAAGAATCTAGGCGAAGGCAGAGATACTAGAGATGAAATGAGGTATGATTCACTAAGAACAAATGTAACATAGGTTACGAAAAGAGAGAGAGATGGAACCTATCAAAGAATTAAAAGGCAAAACTGTTGCTATTGTTGGCATGGGTGCTAGTTGGTTTGACTATAACCTTGCTAAATCACATGGCTCACACTTTGATGAGGTGTGGGCAATCAACGCTGTAGCTTCAGTAATATTTCATGACCGTGTATTTATGATGGACCCGCCATCTAGGTTTTTGGATAGTGATGATGCTGGCGGTCAAACAGAGGGTATGCGTAAGCTACTCAAAGATAACGGCAAACCAATTTACACTTGTGAACTAGATAAAAGATGTAAAAACTTACAGCTCTATCCAATCAATGAAGTTCTAAAAGACTTACAAAGCTCATATTTAAACAACACAGTAGCTTATGCCGTGGCTTTTGCTTTGTGGAACCAAGTAGATGTGCTTAAAGTTTTTGGCATAGATTTTACTTATAAAGGCAATTTATATTTTGCAGAAGCAGGAAGAGGCTGCGTAGAATTTTGGCTTTCTAAGTGCATGATGTCAGGAATGACTGTTGAAATAGCTAATTCAAGCACTTTATTAGATGCGTCTGTGCCTCTAAATGAAAAATTGTATGGTTATCATAGACTTGATGACCCCTTGGTGCCGATAATTAAAGATGGCGTACTAAGTACCAAGAAAGTTAGTGACGGAGATAAACAAGAGGTAGAAAAAAAACCAGTGTTAATTGGTAGACACGAGAACATAAAAATAGGAGAGCCTAATAAATGGTAATAAAGATAACGCCTGACGGAGTGCCTGAACTAGGCATGGTTGAAGTAGCCACAACTAAGTTTGGTGGACATCCGCCTGAGTTCTGGGCAGAACAATTAAC